CAGTATGAGCGTATCGTGTATATTTCCGCTTCTCACTAATTACCGCTTGGGGCATTGTCTACACCACCAACCGCCGGAGTAGCAATTATCTCTACACCTTGTTCTTCCATCAACTCATTCGTCTCAAGATTCTCAGCTTGCAACGCTGACAATTCGGCTTGTGAAATACTGTTGTAGTTGTTCTCTAACTTGATACGCGCGCTGATAGCCAGCTGCTCACGCTCAGTCTTGTTCTCATGAACATACTGCACTGCCGTTAAGATATCCCATGATGTGCCTAAGCCGTTTCTGACCTCTTCAGTCTTGTCGGCTCTTGACTTGATAATGTAATCATTGAAGCTAACTTTAATTTCGAAGTCAGGTAGATTATTTACAACGTTGTATGTCTGCTTATCATTCGTTTGAACGCCGTCCATCATAATATAGAACTCAAGCGCCGTTTTTAAATAGTCCTCAAGAAATTCTTTCCATGTCTCAATTTTTTTGTTACGCGTTCTAATACTGACCTTCTCGCGTTCTTGCTGCGATTGAGATGATGCATCAATGCTCTCAAGCCCAGTCAACCCAACAGTCAACGGTGATAAGCCTGCGTTGTTTAAGACTTGCGTTACCCATATCTTGTAACTCTCAACGTGCTTTTCAACTCTGAGTTCACCTTGCGAATATTGTATCTTCTGGTCGGCCATGTTCTCACTTGGTGAGTCATCTATTAAGATATGGTCTTTTTTAAACTTGTCAGGATAAACATATTTACCGGAAGAATCTTTCAACATCAGCTCTTCTGGAAAATATCGATATAACTTCCCATCTCTAAACTCTTGTATCCATGTGCTTAATATCTCGTCGATGGCATCGAACGCCCCATATGATCCGGAGTAGTCGCTCTCGCCTAACTGCGTATATCTGAACTCACTGTTCGGTAACTTGTTAGCCTTATACATCGCAAGTTTCTTATAGTAGCCATTAAACGATACGCGCTTCAAGTCCTTAGTCTGTTCTAAGTCATTGAACGGTGCTATAACCCACTTGCTATCTTCGACAGCGTCATTCGATAATTTTTCAAGTTTATAGTCGATGAACGCACCTTTACTGTCGACGCCGTATATCTCACTCAAGCGATACTTGACATTACCTTTGTCATAATAGACATAGAAGATATCCGCTAACACCCTGCCACTTACAACGATGTTCGTGTAGTTCTCAGGCTGCCATGCTTCAAGGATAGGATAGTCGCTGACGTCTGGATTCCAGCTCATCTTCCATGCGACGCCACCCGACCACGATTCAGTCTCAATCGACTTAGCAAGTAGCATCGACTTGAACTTGTTATCAGCAAGCATCTCATCTAACTTTTGCTGCAAGTCTACTTCATCATCGCCATCAACCTTTACTTCGTAGCCGTTGCCAACGATAAGGTCAACCATTTTTTCGCATATCAGTTGTGGAAAGCCACTATGAACTTTTCGAACGTCGGTGTTGGTATCAGCCCAGAAATAGTTGATACTCTCGCTTGCTTGACTCTTACGCCAAAACTTCTTTGCTTCTTTCGTATAGAAATATGCGATGTCTTGCTCAATGCCGCTATACCATATACTGTTCTCTAACAGCCTACGCGTCATATGCTTGTCATTATTATTGTCATCCATACCAACTAATAACGGGTTATATTGCATTATCACTCCAACTCCTTTCGTATAGTTCTGTATACGCTTGTCTATAATTTTGTTTATATAATTTTTAATCAGTCCCAAGTTTCACCGCCCCCATCTTCAGCATATAACTTGTATAATTCGCTTGCCCATATTCAACACTGTCGACTCGGTCTTTATGTAGATGCTTCGGAAAGTCTCGTATGTCAGTCTTGCTCTCAGTCGTATAATAAGCCTTGCTGAAACTCTCGTAGCATCGCTCAGTCTTCTGCGTGAACAGTAACTGCCCTTGATCGAGCTGACTGATACCAGCATCGATACGCTGTATGATAGTGAACTTATATGCGCCGTAACATCGTAGATTGAAATACTTCTTCAACCGGTCATCCATCGTCAGTCGCATAATCTTAGCCGCACTGTCGATGAACGCACCTTTGATATACATGGAGTATCTTGTATAGTATGGTTTAAACCACTTAGCGAACGCTTCCCATATCTGGTCGTGATTCGCGTCGTTGAACTCAAGCATATCTACGACGATGTGTTCCCTATAGCCTCTTGTAAACAGATTCAAAGTGAATACGTTGTTATCCGTTCCGCCGACGTCTTGCCCGATTGTCATCAACTCAATACCTCTCGGTCTCAGGAACGCCATGTCTTTCTGGTCGTCACTCAGCATATCCAAATGAATGATGTTCTTATCTCTGCGCATATACTCTGCGTATATGACACCCTCACGGATACCTCTGATACCAAGTATCTTCGTCTTCCATTGATACGAGTCTTTAGGTGTATTAGCCAACAACGACACTTTCTGCTTCTGCGTCATCGTTGGATTATCTTCAAATGTGAAGAAGTAAAATCTAAACGCTGGGTCAGGCACTGCACGATTCAACTCTTCCCAAGTCTCTTTTGGAACTTGCTCAGCCCATTTCTTAAGTGGTCGTGCCTTGTTCATATAGTCAGTATATAAAATGATGTCAGGGTCGCCACCGTTACACGACGCATACATCCACCCACCATTACGGAACGTTCGAATGAATGCTTCACTCACAAACTCATCATCGGCGATGTTCGCCTCTTCGATATTGAAGCCATGTACAGTCAAACCAAGTATGCTATGCCAACGCTTCTTATTATCGTAACCGACTAAATAGATGACCTTGTTCTTCTTATGTGGCCCAGCACCAACGATGATCCGTGCGCCACCGATACCGGCTGATGTGTATGTGCATATCGCACCAAAGATATTGTAGAAGCTTGCCTCATTATGTATAAACATTCGCTCAAGCACTGGCACCGACTCGCCGGCCAATACGAACTGCGTATGGTCGTCAGGCTCAGTCAAGATACGAAGTATGAACGCGATGCCAATGATGAACGACTTACTTGCGTTAGTAACCCCTTCGGCAAATATTACTTGTGAACGGTCTCTTATAAGGTCTTTATGCTTCTCAAGTAATACAACATCATTGAGCGTCATGAAGCCCTATCCGTGCGAGGTTGCCTTGCAAGACGTTTAAGCCATTTTGCGTACTCAATATACTGTTCTTCAGTCTTGAAGCCTGACAGACCGAATATTGAGCGCTCAGCCTTAGTTATATACTCAGCGTCAACTAACTTATATAACTCACGATAATACCGCGCTGCCCAATCACGAACATGTTTGACTTGTTTCGGTGCTTTCATCATAGCCATAAGATATTTACGAAACATATACATCAAGCCCATCATGATAAAAAACTTGATGCCGTCATCAATCGGCTGACTTGCCAGCACACGCTCAAACGCGTATATCTTATTTATAACATATCCGTCAATAGACTCATTATATGCGTACGACTGGTTATCTGAACGAACAGTCGAGCCATCGCGCCACTGCCATAGATAGCCCAAGTCCTTACTCATATATATCTGTTCGTCAGCGTTAGCATAACACTGACACTGCGTATTAAATCCGACGTCCTCGTTAGCTCGTGTCTCATTAAATCTAATATCGTGCTTGTCAAGGAACGCTCGACGATATAACTTACTGTGCATCCATACCATATCATTCTCACGAAGATGTAAGTTATGGTCGTTCTTCTCTTCCATGAAATTACAACTTACAACCGCGATTTTTTCAGTCATGTTACGTTGCATATAATACAGCGACAGCGCGGTCAGATATGTATCGTCAGCATCGATAAATGATATGAACGGCTCGTCACTATGATCGATACCATACTGTCTCGCAACACCAGGCCCTTTGTTCTCAGATAGATAATAGATATTGATGTAAGGGAACTGAACGGTTAGATAATCGTACTCACCGGTTGGCTCGCCATCGACAATAAGATAAACTGAAAAATCGATATGACGTTGCATAGCGA